CCGCAGGCACGGTGCCAGGCGCGACGATGGGCGGCTTGAACTTGGCCGCCCAGTCCACCGCCTCGCCGGCGGCAGCATCCTGCGCCACCAGGGCATCGATCACAGTCGGGCTGATCTTCAGGCCGCTGCGCTGCGGGCCGGTGACGGCCGGCCAGTGCGGTTCGGTGCGCGGGGTTGGCGTTGCGCTGGCTCGGCCAGCACCGGGGGAAACAAGCGGCACGCCGCCGAGAATAGAACGGAGTTTTTCGAGCATGGCGTGCCGGGGGTGGGTTACGACAGGTCTTCCGGCTTGTAATCGCCGGTGGCATCGGCTGCTGTGGAGGCGACCGAATGCAGGTGCAGCAGCAGGCCGATGGCGTGCAGGTCGGCCTTCAGATCTTCGACAGCCTCGTGCTCGAAGGCATGCAGCTTGGCCATCAGGCCGGCGAAGCGGTCGCGCGCCTCGGCGTGGTCTTCCACGTCGAGCACCACCGGCGGGGCCGGCTCAGCGACGGCCACGGTGCCGACGTCGGTCGAGGCAGTCGGCGCAGACGAGGCAGTGTCGCTTGCGGGGGTGTCGGCCGCACTGGAGGCAGCGGCCACGGCTTCCCCCGATTCCACCGGCGCAGCGGCGGCTTCAGCGCTGGCATCGGTGGTCGGTTCGGTGTCGGCGGGCACCTGGGCATCGGCTGGATCAGCCGACGGTGCGTCGTCAGCCATGCGGAACGAGACGAGGGACAGGCCAAGGATGGCCGCGAGTAGCGAGCTGGTGCGCATTTCTGAAACTCCGTTAAGTGGGTTAAATCACGCAAAAAGGGAATTTAAGACCCCATTACGGCACGCAAAGCGTCTTCCGAAATATTCAGGCCATTCCCACGCCCACGGATATAGCCATCCATCGAATAGCGAATTCCGTCAATGTGGTGATTCCATGCGTCGACGATTATAGGCAGAACGTCGCCTGTTGTTTTATCGACCTTGTATGAGTAATTCGAGAATTCCTCAATGGTGTGCACGCAACGGGGGTGAATGACGATCTCGTCAAAGCCGCGCAGGAAGGTGATGCCATCCTCGACTGAGCCGCCCCACTTCTTCGCCGCGTCGATGTTGAACCCCTGCTTGGCGACGAGGCTGATCGTCTCCGGCCGCGCGCAATCTGCCTTGATCTTCCAGCGCCTGGCGCCTGGAACGCCCGGATACTTGCGGTCATCCGCCGCGCGCCACTGGCGCACCTGCTCGGGCCGCATGCCCTCCTTGCCGGCGAAGAGCTTCCAGATTTCGTCGAGGTCGACCTTCTTGCCGTTGGCCTCATGGTCGACGTAAAGCGTATTGCCTTTGACGAAACTCCGATTGAGTGTTGTCGGGTCTTGCGCAAATCCCCAGTCGGCACCGAAAAAGAAACGGGCATTGGCCGGCGTTTCAAAATCCTCAACTCGCCATTTACCGGAAAAGATCAATTCATCTGACCGTTTATTGAATTTTCCTTCCCAAATCCAGTTATAACGGTCGGTGTCTGTGCGCAGCATGCGCTGGCGCTCCAACTCCAATTCTTCCGGGAACCATGGGTTATCCGACCAGTTGCAGCAGATGATGAGCGTCTCGTCATCCTCGTAGATCCCGTCGACCATCTTGTCGACGTACGGCGCCACGTAATCGGCCCAGGTCGGATCGCTCTCGCGGTTCGGGTTGAACGAGATCCAGATTTCGGAGCCGGGGGCCCGCATGGTCGGCGCCAGGATGGAGTAGGAGTCGCGCGAGATGTTCTCGGCCTCGTCAATCCATGCGTCGGTGGCGTTGGTGAAGCCCTTGAGCGCCCGCTGGTTGCGGAACAAGCCACGGAACGAAAAGCTGCTGCCGTTGGCCGGTACACGGATGGTCTTCTTGAGCTGGCGGAACGAGTCGCCCAGCTCGCGCCGGTCGATCTCCTCGGCGATCTCCTGATAGCTGGATTCCTCAATCGAGTTCTGGATTTCGCGGAGGCACAGCACGCGGCGCCTGGCGGCCTGCGACCTGGCCGTGAGGATGGAGACGATAGTGCGCGTCTTCATCGAGCCGCGCCCACCGTAGACGATCTTGTACCGCTTGGGGTAGATGAGCCGTTCGAGCTTCTGGGCGATCAGGACGGTCGGCTCGGCGTCTGTCTCCTGCCCGTCGACCGTGAGGCGTTTGATGACGGCCCCGGCCATGTCCACGATGCCGAACACGGCCGGGCGTTCATCGGTCGAGACGCCTGAGAAGTAGCGTTCGACCCGGGAGATGGACGCATGCGACAGCCGCCGTCGACTCATTTGCCCTGCGCTTCGAGAGCCTTCTCGACGGCTGCCAGGCGGTCGGCCAACTCGCTCAGCTCGAGCACGTCCAGCTTGCCGCGAATGATTGCGACGAGCTGCTGGCCGACGTCGGGCGAGACCTTGCCGGCGGCAACCGCGCGCAGCACTGCATCGACTTGCTCGACAGGCGTTCCGTTTTCCGGAAAGTCGAACTGCACCGACGGTGCGACGGGCTTTGCGGCCGGAGCGACGCGGGTGAGCAGTTCCTTCATCATCAACGTGTCGCCATCGGTCAGCGCGCGCTCGGCGACCTTCTTGTAGAAGCCCTTCTCGTTGAGCTTGGTCTGCTCCTTGATCGCTTCGAGGATCTTCGTGCGCTGATCCTTGCCGCGGCGGCGCGTGGGTTGGCGGTCAGCCGAGAATCGCGTTGCTTCGTTGCTCATTTCCGTTTCCTTTGCCGTTCTTACGGTTGTTGCCCGTGTCGCAGGAGCCAGCGGCAGAGTGCGCATCTGCGTAGCGTGGTGCTCGGTCAGCGGCGCAACGTCCGCCGCTTCGTCTCGGCCCAGGTCTCATCCCGGATGCCGCGCATAACTCGGCGCGTCACCTTGCGAACGTCGGGATTCACGCCGGTGGCCAGCGCAACGAAGCGCACGGCCTTGAGGTACGGCGCGACCCACCAGGCGACGCGGGTGTGAAAGGTGATGAGGCGGTAATTGCCCCAGATCGTGATTTCGTTGCGCATGTCAGGCCTCCTGTTGCAGCGCCAGCGACAGAATGGCTACGGCGTCGGCCTCGTTGTCGTCGACGACCTTGATGCCGCGCTGACGCGCTGCCGCGATCATCTCGGGTTTCTTGGCGTTGCCCTTCCCTGTCCACGCCTTCTTCACGGTGCCCACGCCCACGCCGTGCATCGGGATGTTGTTGATCGCCGCCCAGGCTTCGACGATGGCCAGAAAGCCGCAGTACGCCCGCGCCGCAAGGTTCGATGCGAAGGGCTGTTTCACGTCCTCGTAGTACACGGCCTGGATGCCGCCGCACTCGTTCGCCGTGTCCATCAGCCACTTGCGGAAGGCCAGCCAGCGATACCCTTTTCCGCCAAGGCGGTTCGAATCGAAACGCACCGAACCACTGCGGAACGTGCCGTCGCGCGTCATCACTGCCCAGCCCGACTGCGTGGCCAGGTCGAGCGCCAGGATGTTGATGTTGACCGGCGTCAGTGCTGGCTTTGCGGCCTGGGGCGTACCCAGTTCTGCGGGCGCGACTTCCGGTTTTTCGACCTGCTTTACGCGGGCCTTCTCGGCCTGCTTGCGCTTCCAGGCGTCGCACTCAGCGGCGAAGGGAAACGGCGGAATGGCCTGCTTGGTGTCCGGACAGGAAGACGCAGAAACCTGCGCTTTGCTGTCCGCAAGCTGCGCATCGAGCGGCGCGCTTGCGCTCGCTCGGGAATGGCCAAGCGGTCGGCGCCAGGTGGGATGTCATGCGTCGGTCTCCGCAAAATGCACAGGCGCGCTGGTTGGGCCCGTGACGGTTCCAGTGGGGGTGATGGGCGCTTGCTTGCCGGCCTCAGAGACCAGCGAGAACAGCGCAGATTCGAGGCGAGCCAGCCAGCGGCGCACGCTGCGCTTGTCGGTCTCGGAGAACAGCAGATCGGGCCGGCCGCCCTCGGTCAGCAGCTTGTGCACGCCGCGATAGACGGTCTGCCAGTCGGGCGTGCCGTAGTAGCGGCGAATGTCGAGCGTCGCGTTGACGAGGAACTCGTTCTGGGCGAGCGCGGCCGTGATCGCGTCGCGCCGGCCTTCGCTGCCGGCGTGGCAGAAGCAGAACCACTTGCCGCCGTGGCCCACCGTGCCGAGCAGCTTGCAGCCGTAGGCCTCGCACATGCCCCAGGATGCTTCGGAGTCGCTCATGCGGCCACCTCGTCGGGTTGCTCGTCGTGGACCGGCACGCCGCTGATCGGGCGCAGCCAGCCGTCGAGAAGCCAGCACACCGACACCCAGATGCCGCAGCGTTCGCTGAACCACGGCGTGGGGAAGCGGCAAAGCCATGCGGCCTGCCCAGGCGGCGGAATCGTGCCGATCTGGCATTCGCCGTCGACGCCAACTTCGACGATGCGACCATGCAGTAGCCGGTCGAAACCGGACGGCACGACGATGTAGGCGAGATCACCGCGCTTGCAGTTCATGGCCGTGCCTCCCCGTACGACGCCACGCGGCGTGCCATGTCGCGCTTGACATTCGTCACCCGCTCGGCGGCCTCACGTGCGCGGCCCTCGCGTTCGGCCTGGGCGCGCTCCTTCGCGGTACTCCCCGCCTTCAGCATCTCCCGGATGCGCGCCAAGTTCTCAACCGCTTTCGCATCGGGCGTGGGCTCGTCCTTCTCCCCGCTAGGCCCCGCCAGCAAAGGCACTGCGGCCTGCGCATGGGTGAGCTGCAACCGCCCTTCTCGCACCGCCTGTGCGACAACTTCCTGCCGGCGGGCGCTGTCGTGCCCCTGCGAAACCAGCCACTGCGGTGCGACGTTGAGGCCCCGGTTCTGCTCGGTAATCCGGGCATATGCGGCTTTGAACGCCATGCGGGCCCCGATTTCGTCACCGTGAAACACGGGCTGGGCGACTGCCCACGCCTCGGCGATCTCGGTCGTCCACACGACGGTTTCCTGCTCGTCGGCGGCGCGAATGGCGATGGCCCAGGCCTCGTCGGCTTCGGGGCGACCGTCCGAGGCCTTCGGCATACGCGACACCACGTCGGCCGGCATCGGCGGGAACTTGCTCTCTCGCATGTGGGCCGACAGCGCCAGCCGTACCTGATCGATCGAATACGGCTCCAGGATCGTCTGCCATAGGTCGATCGCCTCGAACGTTGGCAACGGACGCAGCAGCGTCGAGTAGCAGAGGTTCAGCAGCTTCACGAACTCGGGTTGGTCTGACGGGCGCATGTCAGTGCTCCATGTCGACGGTACCTCCGGCAGCAGCCGGGCAGCGTCCGGCGCAGTTTCCCCGCTGAGCAATCGGCCGGGCGACGTAGATAGCACGATGGTTCCGCTTACGCCTGGTACCAGAACTTCAACAACGGCAACCAGAACAACAACCGCAAGAGCGCCGCGCTCCGCGCGGTCGCTGTCCGCAGATTGGAAAGAATCGGAAGGCTTCACGGGCGCCGAGCTAGTCAAGGCTTACCGCGACTGCCGGCGCACGAAACGCAACACGGCCAGCGCTCTCGCCTTCGAGGCCAACCTGGAGCGCAACCTCGTTCACCTGAACGCCAAGCTGCTCGACGACAGCTATGTCCCTGGGCGCTCGAAGTGCTTCGTCATCGACAGACCGAAGCACCGCGAGGTATGGGCGGCGGAATTCCGCGACCGTATCGTGCACCACCTGTTGTACAACCGAATCGGACCGCGCTTCGAACGCTCATTCATCGCCGACTCGTGCGCATGTATCAAAGGCCGCGGGACGCTGTACGCCGCCCAGCGCCTCGACGCAAAGGTACGCTCGATCACGCAGAACTGGTCGAAGCCGGCGCACTACCTGAAGTGCGATCTGGCCAACTTCTTCGTCAGCATCGACAAGCGCGTTTTGCTCGACCTGCTGCTCTCGAAGATCCCCGAGCCGTTCTGGCGCGGGTTGACCGAGCTCGTGCTGATGCACGATCCACGGGAAGACTTCGTCTACCTTGGTGATCCGGGGATGATAGATCGCGTGCCGCCGCACAAGCGGCTCATGGAACAGCCCGCGCATCTCGGGCTGCCCATCGGAAACCTGTCGTCGCAGTTCTTCGCGAACGTCTATCTGAATGAGCTCGACCAGTTCGTCAAGCATGAGCTGCGCTGCCGGCACTACATCAGGTACGTCGATGATTTCGTGCTACTGCACGAATCTCCCCAGTGGCTCAACGAGGCACACGACGCCATCGCGGTGTTCCTGCCGACCCGTCTGGGTGCTCGCCTGAATCCGAAAAAGACCATCCTGCAGCCGGTCTCTCGCGGCATCGACTTCGTGGGCCAGGTCATCCGGCCATGGGTGCGCCACACCCGCAAGCGAACGCTCAACGTCGGCATCCAGCGCTTGCGCGAGATGCCCGCCGAGGAGGTCTTTGCCGCCGCCAACAGCTATTTCGGACTGCTGCGGCAGGCTACTGGCAGCCATGCCGACCGGGCGCGCGTTGCGAACGTAGCGCGCAAGCGCGGACACGCGATCAACAAGCAATTCACCAAAGCATATCGCGCGGCCTCGTCCGCAAAGGAATCCTGACATGGCCGTCTACGTCGATGACATGGCCGCGCCGTTCGGCCGCATGGTGATGTTCCACATGGTGGCCGACACCGACGACGAGCTGCATGCGATGGCAGACCGGATCGGTGTTGCACGCCGATGGCACCAGAAGCCTGGCACGCCGCACAGCCATTACGACATCTGCAAGGCAAAGCGCGCGCAGGCTGTCGCCCACGGCGCAGTCGAGATCGATCGGGCCGGCTTGGTCGCCGTTATCAAGCGGAAACGTGCAAAGGAGGCATCGTGAGCGAGAACAGCAAGATCGAATGGACCGATCACACCTTCAACCCGTGGGAAGGCTGCCAGAAGGTTGGCCCCGGCTGCGACCACTGCTATGCCGAGACGCGCAACGCACGCTTCGCTGGCGGCACAGCCATCAACTGGGGGCCGGGCGCTCCGCGCCGGCGCACCAGCGTGGCGAACTGGCGCAAGCCACTCGCCTGGAACGCCAACCATGATCACTTCTTCGCCGAGCATGGTCGGCGCCAGCGCGTGTTCTGTGCCAGCTTGGCCGACGTATTCGACAACGCGGTGCCGGACGCATGGCGAATGGACCTGTTCAAGTTGATCGCGGACACGCCGCACCTTGACTGGTTGATGCTGACCAAGCGAATTGGCAACGTGCATTCATACACGCAGCGCGACGGCCTGGCATTCGACCTCATCGGGGACGGTCGTGTGTGGCTCGGCGCCACGATCTGCAACCAGAAAGAAGCCGACCGCGACATTCCGAAGCTGCTGGCCGTGCCGGCGCGCGTGCGATTCCTGAGCATGGAGCCTCTACTCGGACCGGTGGATGTGTTCTCCACCATCACCGGTGAACTACTGCACGTAAGCGGCAACGAATACGAGCCGGGCTGGCTGGACTGGATCATTGTTGGTGGAGAGAGTGGGCCCGGCGCACGCCCGATGCATCCAGACTGGGCTCGCGGCCTGCGCGATCAGTGCAAAGCAGGCGATGTGCCTTTTCTGTTCAAGCAGTGGGGCGAATGGCTGGGCGCTCACCAGGATGGCGCCTACGACCATAAGCCGATTGAACTGAATGCCACGGACTCATCCGTGCGGGTTGGCAAGAAGGCCGCTGGCCGACTGCTCGACGGCGCGCAACACGATGGATTCCCAACGGCAACAATCCCATGAGACTCGTATCGCCCAACACCAACTTGCCTGCCGGCATGCGCGCTCGCCATCGCGGCGCGAAAACCTACTATTTCTACGATCTGGGCGGCAAGCCGCGGAAGGAACTCTCGCTGGGCACCGATTACGTCGAGGCCGTGCGCAAGTGGTCGGAGCTTGAGAAATCCAAGACGATGCCGGCGCCCATCGTCACGTTCGACACGGCAGCCAACGGCTATGTGGCCGACGTGCTGCCCACCAAATCGCCACGCACGCGCAGCGACAACGTGAAGGAACTCGACAGCGTCCGGCAGATACGCTGCGCTTCGACGAACGCCACATCAACGGGAGCAACGAACTGGAGATCCAGCAGGGCAAGACGAAGAAGAAGCTGCGGATTGCCGTGGTGGGCGAGCTGGCCGCAGTGATCGCGCGCATCCGTGCCAGAAAGAAGGGTTACAAGGTCGTGAGCACCGCGCTTGTTGTCAACGAATCAGGCGAGCGCCTGGGCGTCTGGGCGCTGCGCACGCGGTTCCGTAAGGCCCGGCTGGCGGCTGGCGTTGAGAAGGATGCGTTCCAGTTCCGCGACCTGCGCGCCAAGGCCGGCACGGACAAGACCGATTCGGCGGGAGACATCCGCCAGGCACAAATGCAGCTCGGCCACTCGTCGGTGGTGATGACCGAGCGCTACGTGCGAAATCGACGTGGCGACAAGATCAAACCGACCCGATGAACCGTTCCGCAAATGCCGCATGCCCTACGGTACGATGCGGGTTTACAGGCATCCATTCCGAGACGTTTGCGGAACGGAATTTATACCTAACCCTTTGATGAGCCTATAAATTGATCGGGACTCTTAATCCGTAGGTCGAGTGTTCGAGTCACTCACGCCCCACCAGTATTTGAAAGGCCCGACAGGCAACTGTCGGGCCTTTTTCATTTGCGCAATCTGCGGCGCGCTTTCGCTTCAGTGTGTCGAAAAAAAAAAAAACGGCCGACGCTCGTGGCGCCGGCCGATCGCGCGATGTACAGGTACTGCAGGTTGGCCGTCTTCATGGGGGTGGTGAGTGCCTTTAGCATCTCGGGGTCGATCACCTTGTAGCCGACCAGCGCTGACGGCGCGAACAGACGCAGGATGGCCGCGCCGCCAATGCGACTGCTGGAAGGCGTTGATGTCGTCCCAGCGCGCCAGCGTTGCGCCGATCGTGTCGAGTCGGCGCAGGAACATGTGGCGGTGACGTTCGGAAAGCGTGAACGACGCCACCACGCTGCGGCTGCGCACGGTCATCGAATCCACGACGATGGCAATGTGGCTCGTGGCTGCGTCCGACACGTCGGCCAGGATGCGTTCCACAGTCGCCTCGTCGAGCATCACGAGCAGCAGGCCGTTGCATTCGGCTTCGGGCGGCGGCATGTGGCGCCCGCCATTGTGGAATTCGCGCGGCGGTATCCGGAGGTGGAGGTGCTAGCTTGAACTGACCGACCGCTCCGTCAACCTGACCGACAAGGCCTTCGACATCGGCATCTGGTTCGGCACGGTGCCGGATTCACGCATGGTCGCGCGCAAGCTCGTGAGCAATGAGCGCATACTGTGCGCCTCGTCCGATTATCTGAGGCGTGCAGGCATACCGCAGGTGCCGCGCGATCTGCAATCGCATTAGTGCATCGTTCTGCGCGAGAGCGACGCGGCTTACGGCACCTGGTACCTCACGCGCGGCAGTCGACAGGAAACGATCAAGGTGCGCGGCGTGCTCAGCACGAACGACGGCGAAACCGGCGTGCTCTGGGCCCTGGCCGGTTACGGCATCTTGATGCGATCGGAATGGGACGTCCACGAGCACATGCGCGCCGGACGGCTGGTGCTGGTGCTGGCGGACTGGGCGCTGCCTGTGGCAGACATCTTTGCGGTGTACCCGGAACGCGCCAACCTGTCGGCCAAGGTCAGCGCGTTTATCGAATTTCTGACGAAGTGGTTCGGCAAGGAAGCAGCGTGGGCCGAGGCGCGCCGCTAGCGCAGCGTCGCATTTCAGGCCGTTGTTCCGATACGCAGTTGCATGCGCATCGGCAGCGTCTCGCCCGGGGCCAACGCGCGCAGGCCCGTGCCTTCCCATCCTTGTGCCGCCAGGTTGATCGCGTCGGCCACGTGTGAAATGGGCTCCAGGCAGAAATACGGCTGCCCGTGCG